CTGGCGAACGGCAGGAACGACCCCGGACGGCAGATTACGCATGCTTTTCGGTTCCGGCTCCACCAGTACCCGGGTATTTTGGAATACCGGCATGGATTCATGGCCCGGCTTAACGATCACCAGCCCGAGTTCTGGCACAAGAACAGGTCGAAGTAATACCCGCACGTTACCTCCAGATACGTTGCTGGAATGTGCGGGATGGACGCGGTGGGCGCTCGGAGTAAGGGAGCCTCACAGAGATTATCCAGTGCAGTCGGTCGAGGCTGAGGTCTTTCTGAAACTCGTATCCGCGCCTGCGGTAGCACTGAATTAACCATTCGGCCTGTTCTTCTGTGCATGGGTCATGCTGGAACCAGTCAGATTTGAATGTGCGGGAACGCCGCCCGTGCCTGCTGGCAAAGACAGCTGAATTATCAGAATTGTGTAACTTGGTATCGTGCGCCATCGGTTTTCTCTGCTGGCGCAGCAGGTGCCAGTTGTTCAGGCTGACGTGCGAATTGTAAACCAGAATGCCAGGAAAAAACAAAACCCGACGAAGCGGGTTAAGCGCGGGTGCGTTGAGGATGCCTGACACATCAGAGGTGGCGGGAGATTTCTCCCCCGCCTGGTCTCTTACTCCTCAGGTTCGTAAGCTGTGAAGACAGCGACCTCCGTCTGGCCGGTTCGGATTCGTACCTCGCAGAGGTCTTTCCTCGTTACCAGTGCCGTCACTATGACGGTTAAACAGATGACGATCAGGGCGATTAACATCGCCTTTTGCTGCTTCATAGCCTGCTTCTCCTTGACCTTTCGGTCCGTAAGAGGCTAATCTCTATGTGTCGCATAGATATGGCCTCAGATTAATGTTAAGCGTCTTGCAGGACGCGTAATGTTAACTGGGGCTTTTCTCTATCTGCCTTTTGGTGTTCATGCCTGAGACAGATAGCCTCAAGCACCCGCAGTTATTCTACTTAACTAAGATTTCCCCGCAAACCGTTTTTGTCCGGCACAGTAAATATCCAACTAAACCAATGGCGTTCGCTGTATTTACCGCCAGTATTCAATGCACATGACCGCCATGAACACCCCTAAAAAAAGGGCATTTATATGTCCAAACATTAATATCAAAACATCAATTTTTTCCATATACCTTGCTGTGAAGATGATGGGCATACATGATGCGAACAACCAGAACGCAACAAACAAAAACTGCAATGCGTTTTTCATTATTCCCCCTACAATCAATGTGCAATAACATTTAAACACACCTCAATTTGGCCGGACATATAAATATCTAAACCAGAAAAAATCACTTACATAGCGTTACAAACTCTTTAGTCTAAATATTCATCGTAAAACATCCTCCACGCTTATCAGTCCATTTCGTTTCAGGTAATCCATCGCCTTCTCCGGTAATTTGCAGTCCGGCTGAGCTTTTTTCAGTTGACTGACCAGTCGTTTAACCCACATTGTTAATTCGCTAACCTGATTGCCGGATGCTGGTGGATTGTCGGCTTTACCCAGAATGGCAGCGCAGCAGGCCTCTCTGAGCACCCAGTCAACAGCATCCTTCCATGCTCCTGTTTCGACTGGCGGATTCTCACGCTTTACCTGTTCATAAAAGCGCACGGCTTTAACCAGTCCTTCTGATGTCACCGTGACTGGCGGGCCGATGAATAAGGCCTGAATTTCATAGTTCGGCCTGTCGTTACAATCCTCTTTTGTCGGTACATATTTCCAGTCACCAGCCCACGGCTTCCCCTGAAAGTCTGTAACGTCTTTTTTCACGTAGCGATATCGCCATGCAACTGGTTTTGCCTGCCCTGCCGTTTCATGCCCTTCCTGATAATTAATCTCGCTCATTCATCGCCCCACTCATCACAATATGCTTCGACCGGAGTTTTTCCTGCTTCATAATCATCACGCCATGCTTCAGCATCAGCAGCACTGCCACCACGTAACTCTGCATAGTCCATTAACAGTTCATGCCATGCTTCAAAACTGACGTTGTATTTAGTTGAACCAAAATCAGCCATTTTGCTCTTCCTCTTCGTCTTTTATTTCGTAATATGAGTAATTGCAGTAGTTAAAGAAAATATCTTTTGCTTCGTCATGTATTTCATCAGGCGTCGCATCATCATCCACTTCGAATTCATCCTCGAAATCTCCACCGGCTATTCCCGTTTCAATAATTATTTTAAACTTTCGCATTTAACTACCGCCCTTTCGGGCGGCCTCCTGATGTTCTGAGAGTGCAGAAATCCCTCCGGTTAAGGATTAAATTTTTAACAGAGCTAAATTTAATTATTCAGTTCTGGATTTTGTCGCCCTGCGTATCCGCGCTTTCGCGTTACGCTCAATCTGGATTAGCTTTTCTATATTTTTCCGCCTTTCCCGTTCCTCCTGCCTCAATAGCTTTACATCATCCGCCAGTCTGGTTTCTCTTTTCGCCACAGAGAGCATCCAGTCAAATGGTTCCACCACCGCACCGCATATTTTGCACCGGACCTGACGCTCTTTTTCATCAACCCGGACAGAGGCGTGATGGCAGTATGGTCTTTCCGATGGCTCATAAATAAAATTAACCTGATTACGCGGGTCATCCTCTTTTACAGGAAATAAAACAATATTACTTAACTCATCTTCTGGTTTTATTTCCATGCTCCTCTCCTTTGATGCGAATGCCAGCGGCAATTGAAGCCTGATAGCTAATTTCACTCACAGCACCACCTCCTGACCCCACCCCCTGATAAAACGCCAGCACTCGCTGCATAACTTCACTATTCCGGCACTCGCGACAGATTATGTTCAGGCGCCTGTCGTAGCGGCGTATTTCTCCGTCTGGTAATGACCAGATAAGGTCCGGATCAACCACAGCCGGTTTCTTCACCTTTGCCCTTGAAAGTTTTTTGCGGGCGTTTTGCCAGTCTTTACGAGCCTGTTCAGACGGAAATAACCCGTAGCCAGAGTTGTATACATCACCACTGGCAACCAGCTCTCTGGCGAGAACGCTCATCAGATATCTTGTTGCACCTGTTTTAGCTTCCAGTTGCCGTAACGTCTCGCGACCGCTCTGGCGTACGAGTTCAACAACCTGCCCCTTAATTTTTTCCCGCTCTTCTGGTGTAAATACTCTTGCCATCAGCGTCCCCTGCAATCACTTTTCTGATGTAACACAACAGGATGAATCAGTAATCTGTCGAACAATATCCTGGTGCTTGTTCAGCTCACGCAGCGCAGCACAGACTCGCTCCCACTTCTGAACCTGACCTTTTGCCCGGCGCAGTTCGCGGTTAGCCACATGCAGCGATGGTAAAATCAGACTATCCGGATGCTTTCTGGTGAACGACGGCTGTGACTGCACTGTGACCGCCACACTTTCAGTTTTAATTTCTTCCTGTGTTTCCGCTTCCCGGACTGGTAACGCAACACCTGCTGGCTGAGGAAAGGCTTTACCATCGGTTTCCGTTACCGATGCAGCTTTCGGCTCTGTCGGTAAATTATCGCCCGGTATGCAGTAACGATATTTACCGTCCTGATTAACGCGAATCAGACGACCTTTGCTGATTGCCATCGCCAGTGATGAATTCGCCCGGCGGGAGGTAATCCCGAACATTAACGCCAGTTCGTCAGCCGACTGAGGACCATGCTGTTCAATCGCGTTAATCAGCATCTCTGCAGTGGTTTTTGTGGCCGCTTCAGTTGCCTCAATCGTCAGCCACCACATCGACCCCTTGTTATCTGCTTCACCACGGCGTTTCAGCTTCCACAGCTCGTTGACAGCATCTTCGCGGCTGATTCCAAGGCGGGCCGACACCTCCTGTGAAGAGGCTCTTTTCAGTGCTTTCAGTGCGTCAAAAACGGTTTCCATTAAAATTTCCTCCGACAAAATCATTTCTCAAATTCAGACAAAACCAGCCGCTTTCCGGCGCTCATATTCCTGTTTCAGTAACTCAATTGGCGTTGGCCCTGGCGGGTGTTTTGGCCCTTCCAGTTGTCGTCGCACTGGCGGAACACTCATGCCGTTACCAACATTCTTTGCCCATTTGGCCAACAGTCGTTCTGCAAGTCGTTTCAGCTCACTTTCAGTCATCTGACGTTCAATCCCTCTGGTGCGCATCTCGAGGCAAATGTGGTACAGCACAGGCTGTGGCCACGGGTATTTATCACTCCCGTCGTACCGCCAGGATTCATTGCGCCAGCGCCGGTACTCTTCCATCACGGCATCCACCGTAAGACCAAATGGATTGGCTCCGCTTTCCGAAATCAGCGCCACAAACTCAGCCAGGTCAGGAGGCCATGTTTCACCCGCCCGGCAACGGTCCATGCACTGCCGACAGACCTGCCGGATTTGCTGCTCAGTCATCGCGCCAATCTGGGCAATCCAGAGCTTCGGAGGTGCGGAACCGTTCTTCCGGGTCCAGCGGTTTGAATAAACCTCCCCCATGAGTTCCCACAGCTTCCACGCCGTTTCCGTCGCTGACAAATCCGTTTTCCCGCTCCCACTGTTCACGTGCTGCCCGAATTTCCTGAACTGCCCGTGATGCGGTTCCAGATGCTGCTGCCGCATGGTTTACCCCCTTACTGACTGGTTTAACCTGCGCCCTGACGTGATTTACGTGACGGGCGAATTTCTGCTCCCACTGAACCTGCGTAAAAACTTTCCCCTCCGCTGCCCAGTAGTCCCGGAAGGCGGCAAGTTCAGCAGGTGTAAATTCTGGCTCCGGCTGAGCCACTCCCCACAGCGCCGCCCGTCGTCGAAAATCCGGCGACGGATGCCAGTCACCAGTCATCGGAAATTTTCCGATGGGTTCGCTAAGTCCGTCCAGGTATTCGGGAGCAGCTGTCTGCAACGGCGCACCATTCAACTCACTGGTCGGAATACTCTCGCGCACGTGCGCGTTATGTGTGGGGTTTAATTCTTTTAGATCTGTATCTTTATTAGTTGCCTTTGTGTTGGCATAATGTTCAAACGCCACTCCAACATCTGTTTGAACACCTGTTAAATTTCCCTCGTGTTTTGTTTTAACATCTGCTTCCTTTCTGTTTCTTCTGGCCTGAACAGATGCTTTTCCTGCGGCCGATTTTTTGGTTAATTTTTCCCTGACTGATGCCAAATCTTCCTCAACCCGAAGATGCACCCATTCGTCGCCGTTATCGCAAAAAAACTCCCGCAAGGATGGTTCTACATCAGCCCATCGCTCGTTAGTCAGACGGGCGATTTTTGCCAGTCTGTTTTTTGGTATTGGTTTCCCTGTTTGCCAGTAATTGAACATCAGCAACAAATACGCGCCGTGCTCCTCTGCGGACAAATGCATGGTGTCAGCCAGGTAATCAGCTATGTACAGTTGCATGTATGGTAATGCGGCCATAATTGCCTCATCTTGTGACGAACCATCCTCTGGTGATATTCTGTGATTCCCCAATCAACAGAATCAGCAGAGGTCTGGCATAAATATCAATGCACCACAACAGACTCGCCGGATGACCCGCCGTCGCTGAAATACGCTTTCCGGTAAACGGCCTGGACTGCATCATCATGTGCATCAATTGCCGTACTCAACGCTTCCTGCGCCGCCAGTAATGCACGGCGTTCCAGAGTGTCGTAAATACTTAGCCTGTGACGCAGCTCGCGCGGAAGAATTGCCAGAACCGCAGGGATCAGTTTCTGAATTTTTTCCCTTTGCGCTTTCGTTTCACCTTTCAACCAACGGTGATAGATATTCTGCTGATTGTTCCAGTCCCTGCCTGGTACGAGGGGCAATTCACTTCCCCCATGGCGCAGATATTCCTCAGTAATGGCGTTAGCGACCCATGCCTGCCCTTTTGCAGCAGCCATAGCTAACAGCACTGATTCGATATGCTCATGCTTGATTTTCATGAATCAACTCCCATCAGCTTTTTCGTAGTAGTTTTATTCCTGCCAATAGTTAAAATTGCATCGGCAGAAAATAATCCGTTTGATGCAAGAGCGATTTTTTCAGCGTAATTTGTTTCGCCGGTATATTCTGTGCGAGGCAATTTTCCGTTATCCATCCATTTGTAGATTGCTCTTTGGCTGACACCACAAACGTCGGCCACAACAGAAACGCGAACAGTTTTGATTACATCTTCAAGTGTTTTCTGGTTCATATCATCCTCATAATGTGAACTTTGAGTACATGCTATAACAGAACTGACAGTACATCCAAGAGCGAATATCATTGAACTTATGGTTCATGAAGATAAAGCGCGTAAAGAGTTCGCCAGCAGGCTTGCGCTAGCCTGTGATAACGCTGGTTATGAACAACATGGAAGGCAGGCAGAAATTGCCCGTCGAATGAAATTAACACCAAAAGCGGTTAGCAAATGGTTTAATGGCGAAACAATTCCTCGCCGAGAGAAATTAAGGGAATTAGCAACACTCATAGGAACAACACCAACCTATCTTTTGGGAGAGGATACTGAAGAAGGTGGACAGGTACGTTTCTATCAGGAGTTAAATCCAAGACAAAAAATCATCATTGACCTTCTGGACGAGCTCCCTGACAGTGAGACAGATGAACTTTTAAAAACTCTTGAGGAGAAAAAACAGAAGTACAATGCAATTTACGAAGAGTTAGCACGAAAGAAAAAACAAAAAGCCTCTTAAACCAGCATAAATCCGGTAGCATCACCCTCCGGGTTTGTGCTTCACTTTATCCCATCTCATTTTTTTACACACAAAATGTACTCAAAGTACTTTACAACAGTGAACGAAAAGTACATTATATACCTACCACCCACTCCGCCCCACAGAATGCAGGGCAATACCTCGAGTTACCCGGCAGTGGTCAGGGGTTAAGTAGCCAGCCCGAGGCGTATGAACATGACGGCGGGATAACTTTGAATAGCAGCGCAGCAGGTTTTTAAGTTCCGCTACCCGGCGTTAAGGGGAAATGAGGTCAACATGGATACGCTCAATCTTGGCAACAACGAATCTCTGGTATGCGGTGTGTTCCCCAACCAGGACGGCACATTCACCGCCATGACGTATACCAGAAGCAAAACGTTTAAAACCGAAGCTGGTGCGCGTCGCTGGCTGGAAAGAAACTCAGATGAGTGATATGGATTTCGACACAATCATGGAAAAGGCTTACGAAGAATACTTCGAAGGCCTTGCCGAAGGCGAAGAAGCCCTCAGCTTCAGTGAGTTTAAACAGGCGCTCAGAATAAGAATGTGCTCTCGCAATGATGCGGAGCACAAATATGAGAAGCAAAATCAGACCGCAGAAAATTTTGTTCTGGAACCCGGTGAAACGCTTTTCAAAATTCCCTCTGCGTGCCCCATTTGCGGTTTTACATCAGAAGAACTTGACGACTCCTGTAACAATCAGGCAACAACCAAGTATATCGAAGATGATACCGAGTGCGCACGAAGAACGGTTATATCCGCGAGCCCAGACTCCGGGACCAATAAATCTCACTTTGAGAGGGTGGTTAATCCACTCTCCCAAACCAATAAAAAAGATGCCGGCGGACAAAAAAGCCAATGGAACAACGGGATATCTGTCAAAAAAAGACGTTCCATTAAAGACAAACAACGCAGCGCCAACAACTGTAAGCGCTTTATACCAGTAATCAATTTTCATGTTCTTAAGCGGATTTATTGGTGGTTGCGACATTGCTTAATGAATCCTTAAAACAGTGGTGATTTTAAGGATACCACCTCGCCTGACGTGGTTAAAAGCAGGCACACAACACGAAAGCGCACGGTGAAGTTCGTCTCACTGTACGGTGTCGTTAAATTTAATTCGACCGTGCGCTTCCGGTTGTGGCAATCCGCGAAATGGCGCGGCGGTAAGTATGGCGTGGTTATTCCTTCCCCGTTGAGTACACCGGGTTGTCAGGTTGACCATACGCTTAAGAGACAACCACGCTGCAACGCCCTCTGTTATCCATTTTCTGGTGACGTTTGGCGGTACCAGTTTTACTCCGTAACTGCTCTGCCGCCTTTTTTAAAGTGAATTTTGTGATGCGGTGAATGCGGCTCAGCGCACGCGGAACAGTTAAAACAAGCGGTCTTTTACGGGCGTAACGGGAATGCTCTGTATCCGGCGTTAATTGTTAACTGGCTAACGTCACCTGGAGGCACCAGGCACTGCATCACAAAATTCATTGTTGAGGACGCGATAATGGAAACGTTATTACCAAACGTTAATACGTCTGAAGGTTGTTTTAATATTGGCATTCAGCTCAGTAATAAAGACTTCACTGATGATGCCATTAATATGAGGAAATATGAGCCTTATCTTCTGAATGATAATTCCATACTTTCAAGAATTGCTCTTCTTCAACTTGGCATTTTTGGAGAACAGCGATGACTTCGGCATTTGCACTGGTGATGACGGTTTTTCTTACAGCAGGTGAGTCACAGAATATGATTACCGGAATTTATGACAGTAAGGCAACCTGCCTTCAGGCAAGAGATGAGCAAAAATTTTCCGGCGAATGCCTCCCGTTAAAAAAAGTATCTCTGTAATAACGAAACACCGGCTGGATAACCCACCAGCCATATTAACGCCATACCAACTGATTAAGCATGCCTGAAATGGCAGGGGTTCATACAACCTTAAAATAGTTATGAGGTTTATCAATGAGCACTGATAAAGAAGAATTTGCACTATATTGCGAAGCAAAAAATGACAAAGTCAGAAAACGCCTGGGAATTAAAGGTGGTTTTTACTGGACTACAGCAAAAAAATTATCTGTTGCTATCTCCCGCTGCATTACTGCAATGGATGACAACGATTATGATGAAGACGACTTTAAAAAACCCGTCCGTGTCCATTTACCCGTTGTGAATGACCTTCCACCGGAAGGCGTGTTTGATACCGAATTCTGCAATCGATATGAAAAAGGCGGGGAAGATGGCATCACAATGATATTTAGCGCGCCCTCTTCCTCTTCGCAGCACAAACCAGCCAGCACTGACAATACCAACGTCAACGGCGAAGATATGACAGAGATTGAGGATGGTATGCTCCTGCCGATTTCTGGTCAGGAACTGCCCGTTCGCTGGCTTGCACAACACGGCAGCGAGAAACCGGTAACGCACGTTTCACGGGAAGAACTTCGGGCATTGCATAGTGCACTGGATGAAGAACTCCCTACGGTTACAACCCGTGCCATTTCAAATAAAGCAGCTCAACTGGGGCCGCTGGAAATTCGGGATTTATACAAACTGGTGCGAGACACTGACAAAGTTTTCCCAGCCCCAGTAAATTCAGACCTGGGACTGATGACCTCTTTTATCGAATCATACCTGAACGCTGACTACACCGATCGCGGTCTGCTGACAAAAGAGTGGATGAAAGGAAATCGTATTTCACGCATCACGCGCACGGCTTCCGGCGCTAATGCTGGCGGCGGGAACCTCACTGATCGCGGCGAAGGTTTCGTTCACGATCTGACGTCACTGGCGCGCGACGTAGCCACTGGCGTACTAGCTCGTTCAATGGACGTGGACATTTATAACCTTCATCCGGCACACGCTAAACGTATCGAGGAAATTATCGCTGAAAATAAATCGCCCTTTTCTGTTTTCCGCGACAAATTCATCACCATGCCTGGCGGGCTGGATTATTCCCGCGCCATCGTGGTTGCGTCCGTAAAAGAAGCACCAATTGGGATCGAGGTCATCCCCGCACACGTCACTGAATATCTGAACAAAGTACTGACTGAAACCGATCATGCCAACCCTGATCCGGAAATCGTGGATATTGCCTGCGGTCGCTCCTCTGCCCCGATGCCGCAGCGTGTAACAGAAGAAGAAAAACAGGATGATGAAAAAAAACCGCAACCATCTTGCGCAATGGCAGATGAACAGGCAACGGCTGAAACAGTGGAACCGGATGCAACTGAACATCATCAGGACACGCAGCCGCTGGATGCTCAGTCACAGGTAAATTCTGTTGATGCGAAATATCAGAAACTGCGGTCAGAACTCCATGAAGCCCGGAAAAACATTCCGCCCCAAAATCCTGTTGATGCCGACAAGTTACTGGCTGCTTCTCGTGGAGAATTTGTTGAAGGGATTAGCGACCCGAATGATCCGAAATGGGTGAAGGGGATTGAAACCCGCGATTCTGTGAACCAGAACCAGCAAGAAACGGAACAGAACGACCAAAATGCAGAACAAAACAGCCCAAATGCGCGACAAAACGAGCCAGAAACGAAACTTCTTGAACCAGTAGCGCAACAGGAAGTGGAAAAATTTTGCACCGCCTATGGTCAGACCAGCGGCGGTAACTGTCCTGACTGTGGCGCGGTGATGGACGACACAACATACCAGGAAACATTCGATGAAGAGAATCAGGTTGAAGTTCAGAAAGATGATCCGGAGGAAATGGAAGGCGCTGAACATCCACACAAGGAGAACACTGGCGGCAATCAGCATCACGATAGCGATAATGAAACTGGCGAGACGGCAGATCACCCAATTAAGGTGAACGGTCATCACGAAATCACATCCACCAGCAGGACGTGTGACCATCTAATGATCGACCTTGAAACCATGGGAAAAAATCCTGATGCCCCGATCATCTCAATAGGTGCAATATTTTTCGATCCGCAAACCGGAGATATGGGACCGGAATTTAGTAAGACTATCGATCTGGAAACTGCTGGCGGAGTCATTGATCGGGACACCATTAAGTGGTGGCTGAAACAGTCACGCGAAGCACAATCCGCCATTCTTACCAATGAAATCCCGTTGGATGACGCGCTGTTGCAGTTCAGGGAGTTTATCGCCGAAAACTCCGGTGAATTTTTTGTTCAGGTGTGGGGAAATGGAGCCAACTTCGACAACGTAATTTTACGCCGTTCATATGAACGACAGGGGATCCCCTGTCCGTGGCGCTACAACAACGATCGTGATGTACGAACGATGGTTGCTCTGGGACTGGTGATAGATTTCGATGCCAGAACGACTATTCCATTCGAAGGTGAGCGCCATAATGCACTTGATGACGCCCGTTACCAGGCAAAATACGTGTCAGCAATCTGGCAAAAACTGATCCCGAGTCAAGCTGATTTTTAATGTTCAACCCTGATCGCCGTCCACCAGCTATAGTGGCGGCGGTTGCAAGGCAATTCTATGCAACAAATTATCTATCAGATAACACCCAGTGAATGGTGCGCTGAAAGCATCTTAATTGCTGCAACAGGATTAAAATCAGGCACTATCGAGCGAGCACGCAGAACATCATGGATGTTAGGAAGGGAATATATCCACTTCTCTGTGGATGGAGAGCCAAAACCAAACAGTGAATGCCTGTACAACATAGATGCAATTATGCGGTGGATAAAAAACCAGAAACAACCAGGTGCCAAAAATGCAAGTTCCGGTTAACCTGTTAATGCTCCTGGACGTCTGGGAGGTTTAATGAGTAACACATCATACCCAACAGGCGTTGAAAACCATGGCGGCTCACTCCGCATATGGTTTCACTATAACGGCAAACGTGTCAGAGAAAACCTCGGTATTCCTGACACAGCCAAAAACCGGAAGATTGCAGGCGAACTCAGGACTTCAGTTTGTTTTGCAATCAGAATGGGGAATTTCGACTACGCTGCGCAGTTCCCTGAGTCTCCAAATCTGAAACACTTCGGTCTGGGGAAAAGGGAGATAACCATTAAGGCACTTGCCGAAAAATGGCTGGATCTGAAGAAAATCGAGATAGGTGGTAACGCGCTCAATCGGTATCAATCTGTGGTGAGAAACATGCTCCCTCGTATAGGGGAAAATCGACTGGCTTCATCTGTAACAAAAGAAGATTTACTCTTTATCAGGAAAGATTTATTGACCGGGTATCACAATCTCTCGAACGGCAAGACAACTCCTGTCAAAGGGCGATCTGTAGTTACAGTTAATTACTACATGACGACAATTGCAGGTATGTTTCAATTTGCAGCTGACAACGGATACACAGAATCAAACCCGTTTAACGGTCTTACACCATTAAAAAGATCAAGAACAGAACCAGATCCGCTCACACATGACGAATTCATTCGTTTTATTGATGCTTGCCACCATCAACAAACAAAAAACCTGTGGTCTTTAGCAGTATACACAGGCATTCGTCATGGTGAGCTGATATCTCTTGCCTGGGAGGATATTGATTTAAAAGCTAAAACAATGACTATCCGTCGTAATTATACAAAACTCGGTGAGTTCACTCTACCAAAAACCGAAGCGGGAACAGATCGTGTTATTCATCTTGTTCAACCAGCCGTTGATACCCTGAAAAGTCAGGCTGAAATGACAAGATTTGGTACTCAATATCAAATTGACGTCAAACTTCGGGAGTTCGGACGCACCGTAAGACATGAATGCACATTTGTTTTTAATCCGCAACTGGTGAAAAAATGCCAGCAGGCAGGCCACCACTACAAAGCAGACTCCATCAGAGACTCATGGGCATCGGCATTGAGACGGGCGGGACTACGGCACAGGAAAGCCTATCAGTCCAGGCATACTTATGCCTGCTGGGCATTATCGGCGGGAGCTAATCCAAGCTTTATCGCAAACCAGATGGGACATGCAAACGCCCAAATGGTTTTCAATGTTTACGGAGCATGGATGAAAGATAACAATATCGGGCAGATAGAACTGCTCAATAAGGAGTTAACTGAAAGTGTCCCATACATGCCCCACAGAGCGAGACGATGA